AAGCCCATTTTTGTATGGAGAAATACATGCTAAATATTAGAGCTAACCTATGGCTTTAACCATAACAAGAACAATACTTTCTGGTGCGATTTACAAGATCGTCATGACTGGGTTTGTCGAGAGTGGCACTGCCAGCTCAGGAACACTAACTACACTAACTGACACTAGTAAGTCACGCACGGTTAACGCAGATATCGGTAGGTGTATTTTTATATATACTGGAACCGGCACAGGAGCTGTCGGATGGGTAAGTTCCAACACCGCAACTGCTTGGACGGTGGAGGCGTTCTACCTCCCCGACTTCCAAGGCGGTGTTACAAAAATCACGCCGGACAACACCAGCCAATATGGGCTGTTGGGAACAGATGCCGATATTTATGCAGCATCCGTTGCAGGTGGTTGGGGTGCCGTAACTCTAACCGGCAATACCTATTACTTCTCAGATTGCCTATATATTGGTGACGGCACAAATAAAACAGGAATTCAGTTTACTAACAATGCGCAGTTTGGCATCTATGGAACTCCGAGAGCCTTTGCCAGCGCAGCTAACACTGCTGTTGTTCTTGGGCGCAGAACCAAAACAAAGAGCACGAGAAACGGTGTAATACTGCTTGAGTATTGCACAAGGGCCGATTCATCGGCTGGTGGATACGGAGCTAACTTCGGTGCACAGTGGGACGACCTTGCAGGCTATGTGTACGTTTATGGTTCAACGCTGAAAAGCAAGTTGCACAATGTACCTGTCCCCAATACCCAATCAGCGGCATTTTACCTTCCATATAAGTTCGATTTTCTACAATCAAACGTTGACTCTGACGGTTTTGCATTGTTCAGTACAATACTTGGCTCTTTCTCTCGCTGCAACATCACGAACGGCCAGGGTCTTCCGCTACCTTTGTGGTTGTATTCGCCAAACGTTACTTTTGATGATGTAACTATTTACGCATCTTATCAAGGGTTACGGATTGCATATAACTATGATGGCGTACTGAAAAACTGTAATTTAATTGATAACACCTACCCTGTTCATCTTTACGGGGCAGTTAATGATTCATCAAAGTTCAGCGGCCTGCTTCGTCTGATAAACACACAAGCTGACCTAACCGCGATTTTGGTAGACACCTATGTTACCGGGTCTATCCAGAAGGAATATGAGTGGGGGCTAAACGCTAATAATGGTACCAACCCAATAGCGGGTGTCAAGGTATATGCTACAAATGCTAGTGGTACAGAAGTTGTAAATACTATTACTGATGCATACGGCAACATACCAACACAAAGTATCATCGTTCAGAAACGTACAGGGTACGCTGGGTCACTAGTAAATCATGCACCACACACCTACGGCTTCAGAAAATATGGATACTTTTCTGATGGCGCCACAAAAACCCTGACTTCAAAAACTGATGATGGTGTAAAACTACGGGTTAGTCCTTACGTTGTTGCTAGTGAAGCTACCGCAGCCGCAATGACTGGTATTACTGTTACTAGTAGTGCAACAAGCCTAAGTTCCTCACATAGTCTTCAAGACATTTATGACCGTGGGCAGTACCTATCACAGCAAAGTTTCATTACCGAACCATGGACTACTTCTGATGGTATTACATTCGTTCAGTCTACTGGCCGGGTATTCACGCCAGGTTCTTATATAGACTGGGGAACTAGTAGACTAGTTGGTGGTACTGTTACTTTCGGTACACCTGGCCCGTTCTCCCCGCGCATTGGCACCATCACTGTGCGATTTACAGCCGCGGGCACATACGCTATGACGGATGCTGACTTTGGTGGGATTGTGACTTTTACTAATACTTCTGGGGGTGCAGTCACAGTTGAACTACCTGCTGGAATATCTTATGTAAACACCGGGCCAAGTGTCACCATTGTAGAACCCCAAACTTACCAAAGCGTCACCCTTACGGGTGGCATCACGGGTTCCAGGGTACAACTATATGACTTAACATCTAGTACAGAGGTGTACAATGCTATACCTAGTAGCTGGCCATTTACTTGGACAGATAGTGTACCTTATATAGCAGATAGACAGATTAGACTTCGTGTAATGAGTCAACCTGGTACAACAGCAACACTACTTATAGACCAGGTTATTGGAACTGCTACAGGCACCTCTCCGGCTATATCATTTTTAGTTGGTCAGGTAGTGGATACTGTGTACAATACAAATGCTATTGTTGGTTCAACTGTTACAGGCGTTGAAATTATTGATGGCACGTTACGAGTACAGGTATCTACTGGTACTATTACTTGGCAAGAGCTATATGCTTATGAAACGTACTGGCTATTCACCGAAGAAGGTATTAGAGACGAAGGTAGATTCGCCTTCGCACCTGACCCTTCTAACTATAAATGGTATGACTTTAAGTTAAAGAATACTATTAGCCCTTCTGCCCCTCTAGTAGTTTCAGGTGGATACGGAGTAGACGGAGATACTGGCACTTCTATAGCAATGATAGATACTACTGGCGGAACTATTATTATGGCTGTAGACCATGTAGTAAATAATATAGTTACTGTTGGTGGCTCTAACATTATTACAGGGGATATCGCTGAAGTAACATCTAAGGTTCAAGCAGGTCTTACTGCCCAGGGTTACACTGTTACTAAGGCGGGCTACTTAGATGCCACTATTAGTTCCAGAGCTACTATAAGTGGTATTGAAACCTCTGCTGTACTAGCAAAAGAAGCTACAGTAGCCACAATTCCTACTAGTACTTTACTAAGTACAGATATAAGGCTTAATAATCTAGATACTACTATTAGTTCCAGAGCCACTGTAAGTGGTATCGAAAGTTCTACTGTACTGGCTAAAGAAGCTACAGTAGCTTCAATTCCTACTAGTACGCTATTAAGTACCGATGCAAGGCTTAATAATCTAGATACTACTATTAGTTCTAGAGCTACTGTAAGTGGTATCGAAAGTTCTACTGTACTAGCTAAAGAAGCTACAGTAGCTTCAATTCCTACAGCTACGCTACTCAGTAATGACTCTAGACTTAATAACCTAGATGCTACTATTAGTTCCAGAGCTACTGTAAGCGGTATTGAGAGCTCTACTGTACTAGCAAAAGAAACCACAGTAGCTGCAATTCCTACTACTACACTGCTAAGTAGCGACTCTAGACTTAATAACCTAGATGCTAATATTAGTTCTATATTAGCTACAGATATTGAAAGTGGTTTAACCTTGGGGGATATGTCCAAGATTATACTAGCAGCAGTAGTAGGCAAGACTGCTGGAGTAGGTTCTAGTACAGAAACTTACTTAGCCCAAGATGGTACTACTCAGCGTATAGTAGTAGGTTTTGATTCTGATAACAATAGAACTTCGGTAACTTTAGATGCGCAGTAAACTGTTTAGCTCAAGGATATTCAGAACTAAACTATTTTATACTAAGATAGTGGAGTTGCTTACTACTCCACTATCTAGAATAATTAAAGTTAGGAGATTTTAATGTATAGAGTAATACCTATTCAAAAAGAAAATAGACTAGTACCTATAAGTAAAGAAATTAGACTTATAACAGTGCATAAAGACACAAGAGTAGTTCCAGTTACACAAGGATAGTACATGAAATTCAAGAAAGACCCAAATGCTGTACTAGACTACTTAGTAGACTTCAAAGCTAAGACTAATAGTACGGGGGCAGAAGACTATTTACAGACTAGTGAAACTATTACTTCTGCTACTGTAGTAAGTTCGGCGCCTACAGACTTAGTAGTTGATAGTAGTACAGTAATTACTAATAATACATGCGTACTAATTTGGTTGTCTGGTGGAACACTAAATAATACGTACTCAATTAGAGTACGTATTGTAACCAGTCTAAACCGCACAGATGATAGAACTTTTCAAATACAGGTGGTAGAACGATGAGCTTACTGTTTGATCTAGATGAGTACAAGCTAGCCTCAGGAATTGTCAGCACAGATAAGGATGATAAACTAGAAGCTCTAGCAGCCAGCGTTAGTACTTTAGTAAAGTCATATTGTGCTAGGACTTTTGTTGACTACTTCACAACAGATAAAACCGAGTACTATAATGGTGGTAATACCACTTACGCACCAGAAGAGTTCCCTATAGTATCAATTACTTCTGCAGCTTATTCCAGTGATTATGGCCAGACATATACACCATTAGTAGTATATACAGACTATGTATTAGATAACTCAAAAGATGTTATTATACTATTTAATGCTGATACTGTAGACTCACCAAATGCTTATAAATTAGTATATAAAGCGGGGTATAGCACTGTACCAGCGGACCTAAAATTAGCGTTATACGACTTAATGGATTATTATCTTAAGAAAGAGGCTACACCTAGAAAGAGTTCTGGTAGCGTATCTATTGAATATATTACTAACTCTGACTTCCCACCGCATATTAAGCGTATTCTAGACTTATATAGAGCTATACGATGACACTAGAAGAGCTACAGAAACAAGTAGACGCTCTTTTATATAGGGAGTTCTTGCGTAGTGGTATATCTCTGGAAACTACGATAGCTTTTGTAAAGAACTCCAAGTATAATTTAGGAGACTTGTTAGTTAGTATAGACGTAAATGAGGAAACTCCTGAAATCTCTGTAAAAAGAATAGTTGATAAGGTTCTTGAAAACATAGCTGATATTAAAACAAAAAAGAGCTTAAGGCAAGAAGTAGTAGATAACTTAACAAACGTAATATTACGAGGTAAGCCAGTAACATCTACTGTTGGCGTTAAGCAACTTAAATCCTCTAGCGGTAAGTTTCAGAGTATAGACCAATATGTTGCTGAACATAAAGCTTTAAAAGACCTAAAAGGTAGATACACTACAAAAGCTAAGTTCGCAGAAGAGCAGAAAAGTACTGCTTTAAGAGACTTAAAAGGCAGTTTCACCTCTGTGACTAAGCTAGCACTATTAATGCAAGCAGCACTTAAAAAAACAGTAGCAGATAACATGTTTTTACCTGCCTTGCAATACAAAACTGGTAGATTCGCTGGTAGTGTAAAGCTTACTAACCTTCAGTATGATAATAGAGCTGCGGAACTAACTGCTTACTTAACTTATATGAAGTATCCATACCAAACCTTCGAGCCCGGATACAAGCAAGGCATGATACCAGAAAGAGATCCTAGGATTCTGATTGGTGAATCGGCTAGGGAAGTGGCCATGAAGCTTACAAAAACCAGAATGAAAGTAGTGCATGTATAAAGAAAATATACTTGATTTTATTTTTAGTCTATCGTATAATGGCTATAGAATTTAAAAATCGCACACAGTATTTAAGAGGGCCCTTATGTCATCAAGAAGTTCAATTGCTAAAGTGCTGGCTGAAAAGCTAGCATTAATAAATGGGTCTAGTCCTTATAACTCTCTAGTTCATTCCGCTAATATATCTACAAAACTAAAATTCTGGGATGAAGTAAACGACTGGCCCTACATTTGTGTAGTACCGGGATCCGAAACTAGAGAGTATCTACCTGGGGACTTTAAGTGGGGGCACCTCACTGTTACACTAAAAGTGTACGTACAAGAGGAAGACCCTCTAGAAAAATTAGAACTTCTATTAGAAGATGTGGAGACAGTAATTACTCTTAATGAAGTACTTGAGTACACTCCGGGCAAGCATACTACAGAAATTCTAATAACCAGTATCACAACCGACGAAGGACTACTGGCCCCATATGGTGTGGGTGAAATTGTTCTTCAAGTTAGGTACGAGGTATAGCACAATAAATAATAAAGATTATTTAAGCTGTAAAACCTCGACGAGGAGAAATATATGGCAGTAAATTTAAGTAGAAATACTAAAGTATTCATCAGCACTAATACTACTGATACGCTTGGAGACTTTACTCCTTCCAATACCTTTGAAATTCAGGTTATGGATGGGTATACCTTCAATCAGAATACTGAACAACAAACAATTACACTATCTGAAGCAGGAACTGCTCCTGTTCGTGGTGAGCGTTCTTTTAATAGTAAACTAAACCCCGTAGAATGGAGTCTAAGCACCTATATTAGACCTTACCTAGCTTCTGGCGTTGTAACTGCTCCTGAGAAGTTCCTTTGGAACGCTCTAATGGGTTCCGCAGCTATTGATGCTACTGGTGTTGCGTTAAGTGCGGGTCAGCGTAATAGCGCTACGGAAGCTCAAGTAACTACTAGTGCGCAGCTATTTGCAGATGCAGCAGACGCTGTAGGTCAGATGATTACTATTCGGGGTATCGCTGGCAATACTGCTTATAATGCAGAATTTAAAGTTACTAGCGTTACAGGTACTACTACTCAAGTTGTGAAATTTGAGACTGATACAGACCTAACCTCTACTGCACCTACCTTTGCTGGTACACCTAAAGCCTTCAAAGGTCAGTGGCGAGAAGATGCCAGTAAGGCTATTACTAGTACTATTGGTTCTAATAGAAACTCTCTACAGTCATTTACTCTACTATTCAAGGTAGATAACACGATGTATAAAGTAGCTAGCTGTGCTGTAAACCAAGCTGATATCCAATTTGATATTACAGGTATTGCTATGATTGCGTGGTCTGGTTTTGGTACTACTCTAAGTACCCCTAGCCTTACATTCGTTGCTGGTACTCATTATACAGCTTTCCCTTCAGCAGCAGATAACTATATCACAAACAAACTAAGTACTACTACGCTAGTATCTAATATTAGTGGTACAGCAGGTACAACTTATACAGTACCTATTACTGGGGGTAACCTAACAATTAGTAATAATATTGAGTACCTAACTCCAGAGAATATGGGCGTAGTAAACAACGCTATTGGTTACTTTACAGGTAACCGCTCTATTACTGGTGCTCTAAATGCTTACCTCAAAACGGGCAGCAACGAGTCTTCGACTCTACTTGCCGATATCGTAGCAGGTCTAGCAACCACCTCTGAAACCAAGTTCAAACTACAAATCGAAATTGGCGGTGCAGCTAGCGCAACTCGTGTTGAATGCCTAATGAATGGCTGTCAGCTACAAGTACCTACTGTAGATATTCAGGACGTTGTATCAACTGTTATCAACTTCACTGCTCAGGGCTACAATGGCACTGATTATGAAATTAGTAAGACAAATAACCTAGTAGTTTCTTACTACGGGGTAGCGTAATAAAAGAAGGAGGGCTTAGCGCCCTCCTTAACTGGAGAAACCTAATAAATGTCAGTAGTTTCACTACAATCCCTATTAACCTCCTCTAAAACAGTAGAGGTAGACTACAGTTCTGAGAAGCCAGGGTTCAAGGTTAAAGTGGCTTTCCTTTCTAGAGAAGAACTACTAAAGCTACGTAAGAGCTGCGTTACCACGAAGTTTGATAAGAGAACTCGCCAGCCAGTAGAAGAATTGAATGAAGACCTATTTACTAAGGCGTATGTATCAGCAGTAGTTAAAGGTTGGTCAGGACTAAAACTAAAATACCTAGAAGATATGTGCCTAGTAGACCTAGATGCACATAAAGACCTAGATGTTGAGCTAGAGTTTAATGAAGACAACGCTCTTTACCTTATGAAGAATTCTGTTGAATTCGATGGCTTTATTACTGATATTACTAGTGATTTAGCTAACTTTCGTAAGTTCACAGTTTGAACAGCTAGCAGAACAAATTAAGAATTTTAGTCAAAATAGGTACGCTAACATGAGTAGAGATACCTATTTTGATATGTGTGAACAGCTTGGAAACGACCCAGTAGAGTCCGAAATACCTATAGAGCTAGAGGACTTACCTATAGAAGCACAGGAAGCGTGGAAAGTATACTCTTATCTACCAGATAGAGTAGATAGTTTCAACGGTGTGTATCACGGCAAGTCTATAGAAAACGTAGCTAATTTAATGAACCTATTTGGAATAGATGACAAGCAAACTTACTTATTAATAATAACACTATTTGATAAGTACGAAACAGAAGAAATAAAGAGAAAGAAGAGGTAACCTATGGCAGAAGCTAGAAATATTAAAGTTGGCGTAACAGCAGATGGGCTAGCCGCTCTTCTTCGTGAGGCAACGGAACTAAATAGAGAACTAGATCGTGCCGAACGGCCTCGTAAAGTAAGGGCAGCTTCGGCTGCCCTTGACGCGTCTACTGCTGGACTAAATAGAGGAACTGCTGGAGCCGGTAGAACCAACCAAACTAGAGATTTCGCTAGGCAAGCTCAAGGTCTAGGTGGATTAGTACACTTGTATGCTACCTTCGCAGCTAATATCTATACTGTAACAGCTGCTTTCAATGCTCTATCAGCTGCTATGGATTTCACTAATATGGAGAAGGCAGCAGATATCCTATCAGTACGCCTAGGTACTGGTATTCGTAGTTTAGCTAAAGATATGAAGGCTCTAACAGATGGAGCTATCTCTATGTCTGATGCGCTATCTAGTGCTTCACTAGGTGCTACTGCGGGTCTGACAACTAAACAAATTAGAGAGCTTACTACTGTTGCCAAAGGTGCAAGTATTGCTCTAGGTAGAGACATGACGGATGCACTAAATCGTGTATTCCGAGGCACTATCAAGATCGAACCAGAACTACTAGATGAACTAGGCGTTATGGTTAAAGTAGACGATGCTAATAAGTCTTACGCTAGAACTCTGAATAAGACTATATCTTCACTTACCGACTACGAAAGACGCCAAGCATTCGTAAACGCAGTAACTGAGCAAGGTATTAAGAAGTATCAAGAACTGGCAGATAGCGCTGCCAACCCATTCTCTAAACTACTATCTAGTCTTAAAGACTTAGGTACAGAAACTTTACAGGTTGTTAACTCTACCTTTGGACTAGGAGCCTTTGTTAATTTACTCTCACAAAGTCCTACAGCACTGATACTTGGTGTTATGGCATTAACTAGCCTACTTATAAAAACAGCTATACCTGCAGTTGGAGAAATCTCCGCCAGATGGCGAGAAATGACTCAAATTGCTCTCGCTGCTAACCAGGCTAGCATTGCTAATATAAATAATATTCAACAAGCAGCTAATGCGCAAAAAGAAGTAGCAAAACAAGCTACCGTAGCACTACTAACTTCTAGAGATGAACTTGATAAAGACTCTAAGAAGAGAATGGTTGGTGGCAAGGATATTCATAGTAAAGTAACAGATTATATCTGGGACAAAGATAAAGACCCAGCAATTTTAGAGAATAAGAAAGCGGAGGCTATAGCCGCTATAGAGAAGGCCAAGAAAGATATAAATAAAAAGATAGGTAAGCTTGAAGATATTACTAAAGATACTCGCTATGCTGCTGCACAGGAAACAGAGCTAAAGAAGCTGGAGAGTTTAAGAGCTGACGCAGCAAGATTAGATTCCCTACAAGAAAATCTTAATAGACATAGTACTTCTGCAGCTACTGCCGCACAAGCTCAAAGAGCTGTACACGAACACGATGAAGTATTAGCAAGACTTAGAAATGAAGGTACCGCACTAGAGCACGTAACTAAGAAGCGTCAAGCGCTATCCGCGGCGTACAATCAGACCGACTTACTAGGCTTTACTGCTGGTATGAAAGAAATGAACTCTCAGGTTAATGCTCTAAACCTTGGGGGCATGGAATCTGGTCTACTAAAAGTACGTGGTGCACTAGGTGTAGTTACTGTAGGTGTATCAAAACTATTAGGTACTTTCTCTATTTGGGCCGCTGGTATAGCTATAGCATTGCCTCTTCTTAAGGGGCTAACAGACTGGCTGGGCTTAACTACTGACCATGCTAGTAAGCTTAATGAGGCACTCACCTCTGTAAGTGATAACTTAAAGCTGCACAATGAAATACAAGAGAAGATTAAGTTAAGTGCTAGTTTAGCTGATACTTATCAGCTACAGGCTGCTGCTGCTAACGCTTATGCAGATTCTTTACAAAAAGTTGAATTGGCTAGCAAAGAACTTAACGCATATAAAAACGCTGGGGTACTAACCAGAGTAGCAGAGCAGGCCACTAACCTAGTAACTTTTGGTACTGGTGGGGCTGTCGGGTCAGACGCAAATAAGGGACTAATAGAAGAGTATGATAGACTAATGGCTAGTGATGCAGACTTCGCAAGAAGAAATGCAGGTAGATTTCAACGTAAGTCTGGGGCCTTTAATGAGTCTACGGAGTATCTTACTGCGCAAGGTGCTTTCGATACAGCTAACCTAGGAGGTTGGGGTACCGGCCAAGAAAAGGTTATTGAAAGTATACTTAAGGCTCTAAAAGACCCCGAACTTGAGAAATCTGCAAGAGCGTACAATGAAGCCTCTAACGGTATGATAGCTAACTTCAAGGAGTTAGATACTATTACTAATGAGTATTCTATTAGTATTACTAACCAGTCTAAAGACCTAAAAGCTTTAAACGCTTTTAACTCTTCTACTGTTAACGTATTCAAGCAGTTGGCTGACCCTCGTGGTGGTGTAGCAAACGTAAGTCAGTACTTAAAAGGTATTACTAGTCAGTTTCAAGAAATGTCTAGCGTATCTCTGCCTAGTACCTTAGTCAAACTAAGTACAGGATTACAAAGAGTAGAAGACGATGCAAATCGGATCTACCAAATACAGAAAGACTTAGCTGCAGGTGATGTAGATAAACTAAAGCAAGCCGAAGCACAAAGAACTAGAAATATTGAAGTAGGCTCTCAGGCAGAGATAACAGCAGCTGGTGGTATTGGTGCTGTACAGCGCGAATTTATTGACTATAATCTTAAAGCTACTGAAGCCCTAGCTAAACTAGCTACTGCTGCTACTGACTCTGCGATAATTCAAGCTAAAGTAGCTAGAAACTTAAAAACTTCTCAACTACTAACTAGCTTCTCTGGTTCTAATACTGCTCTAATATATCGTAGAGAGCAGGAAGCAGAAAGAGCAAGAGTTAACGCTGAGAATGCTGCGCAGCGTACTAATATTAAAGAGCTAAAAGCTAGTAAGAGTGGTACTGAAGGAATCTTTAATACTTTAGTAGAACAAATTACTACTAGACTTGGCCTTGGTAGTGGTATGAACGTAGCAATAGACAAGGCTACTACACCTAGCGGAAAAATTCAGGAACTAGCTAAAAAGGATATAACACCAGCAGAGATGGGTAACCTATTAAATACTGCTGGACAGCTACAGAACCTTAACGCTGCTTTAAGTATAGCAACTAGCAAAATCACTCTAAATAACTTAACTCTGGATACTAAGGCTCAGAAAGCAATCAATGATATAGTAAAAACAGCGTCTGACTTAGCTTCTCTAGCTATTACAAGAGAGCAGAATAAACTAGATGCTAGCTTAGTATCTTTAGAGCATACACTTGAAAGAGACTCTTCTCTTAACTCAGAAGACCTAGACGCTAGAAATAGATATAACATAGCACTAGAACAAGCTCAGGCTAATGAACTTATAGCAAGGGCAAAGTTTATTGAGGCAGATACTAAAGCTGCGGAGGTACCTAAGCAGTTTCCTAAAACGTGGACTGAGGACCAAAGGGTTGCCGCTAGAGACTTAATAGACCTACGCACAGCCGCAGAAATAGCACAAGAAAAAGCCATATCTGATAGAAACTTAGTAGATGTTACTGAAAAAGCTAGGGTAGAAGCTACTAGACTAGTTAATATGCAAAATGCTATTAACCTGCTAGAAGAGGAAAACACACTACTAAGTGACTATTCTAGCCTAGTACTTTCCGTAACACAGAACTATGGACTACTAAATAGCACTACTAATACCTCTATTAGTAACCTAGTATCACAAGTAGCTCTTGAAGATAAGCTTTATAGTCAGCAAGTAGATAGATTAAAAGAAGCTCTACTAAGTAATAATACTGTTAGTGGACAGATCGAGTATACGTCTAAACTAGCTAAGCTAGAATCAGATGCTCTAGAAAGTAAAATTAAGAAGGTTAAACAGCTTAGTACACTATATGCTCAACAGAATAGCCTAGTACTTAAAACTGCAGAACAGAATGGTATTAAAGAAACATTTACACCTGAAAACTTAGCAGTTGCTGGTAGTGTAATGGCAGATAGAATTTCCGAATCCATTGGAAAGTCCGAAGCCTGGCTACATCAACTCTCTACTGGTATTATAGATTCTGTAGTAACTATAGTCGATAACTTTACTACTATGATCCAAAAGCTCAGTGAAGAGCGTTTCCACTGGAGAACCTTCATAGAGATGGTTAGAAATACTTTCAGTGATATGGTTAGAAGTATTGCTTCAGATATGATTAAGAACGCAATGCTAGGCTTTATAAAGCAAGGACTAGAAAAGATTAAGCCAGGCTTGGGCAAGTCTAGTGAAGAAAAAGCTGCGGATGTTCTAAATTTAAGTCTTAAAACTAACGCTACTAGCTTAGATACCTTAAATGTTACTATCACTAACCTAACTACTCTGCTAAGTACACAAAAAAGCTTACCAAATCTAGCTGGTGCATTTACTAAACCACTACCGGGTGTAGATGCAGTTATTACTACTACAGACCCTAATGGTAACGTTATACCTGAATCTACTCCTAGTATAACACCACAACCAGAAGTAGGTGGACGCTTACTAGCTCAAGCTGAGGCTACTAAGGTTACAGACTTAGGAAAAGCGGCAACTAATATAAAACTAGCAGCAACCACAGACAGTGCATCCACTAAAACTTTTGCCCAGACTGTAACTGACATGGGAATTTCAACAAATGTATTTAGTGGTGCAGTAGGTGGCCTAGTTGGTGCTTTACTTACTGGTGGCTCTATGAAGGGTGCTTTAGCTGGTATAGCTACCGGTGTGGCAACTAATATGATCACTAGTGGAGCTATGAAAGCCTTTGGATTCGCAAATGGTGGTATTATGTCTTCCAGAGGTGCTGTACCGCTTCATAAGTATGCTACTGGGGGTATTGCAAGCTCACCTCAACTAGCACTATTCGGTGAAGGTAGACGAAATGAGGCTTTCGTACCACTACCTGATAATAGAAGCATACCTGTAACTCTAAACGGTTCAACAGGCGGCGGTATGGTAGTTGGTGATACTAATGTCTATGTCACAATTAGTAATAGTGGCGAAGGTTCTTCTAGTAAAATCGATGTTAAGCAGGCTAAAGAGTTTAGTAGTTCTATGACCACTGCAATTAAAAACGTAGTTCAAGAAGAGCTTATTAAACAGTCTAAGCCTAATGGTATGTTATATGCAAGGAGGTAATTAAGTGGCACAAATATTTACTTGGGTACCTTCTACGGGTTTTACTAAAGAAAGTCAACCAGAAGTAACCACTACCAAGTTTGGTAGTGGTTATTCACAAAGAATCAGATATGGTATAAATACTATTACGTCCTCTTGGAGTCTGAGCTTTGTTAACCAGCCAGTTGCAGTAGCTAACGCTATTATAGCTTTTCTTGAACTTCATGGAGGCGCAGAGTACTTTTTATTTCAACCTCCTGGGGAGTCCATCTACTATAAAATTATCTGCAGTACTTGGAATTTAGAGTATACTTCGCATATTAGTAGAACCGTAACAGCAACCTTTACTAGAGTATATGATATATGATAATTAACGAAGTTTTATCAAGTTCACCAAGTCATATAGTAGACTTATTTGAGGCGGATTTTACATCTATTAGCTCAGTACCTATTGATACAGCAGGAAATACTGTATTAAGATTCTTTAATGATATTAATGAGTTAGGTTCAGAACTGGTATGGGACGGAGATACATATACTAGGTACCCATTTGAACTATCTGGTATTGAATGGAGTGGTGCAGGACTTCCTACACCTAAGTTAACACTAAGTAACATTGGGGGTCTATTAACAGCTCTTAACTTTAAGTACCAAGATTTACTTGGTCTAAAGGTAACTAGGTATAGAACTATGCTTAAGTATCTAGATGCTGTTAATTTCCCAGGTAATAGCAACCCAGAAGCTGACCCAACTGCTAGTTTTCCTAAAGAAGTATACTATATTGATAGGAAAGTACTAGAAAATAATAGTGTTGTAGAGTATGACTTAGTATCTGCGCTAGATATAAGCTCTATAAAGCTACCTAGAAGACTAATTATTCAGAATATGTGCCAGTGGCGATATAAAGATTCAAACTGTGGGTACATTCCAAGCGAGCATGGAAATAGAATGTCTACCTCTGAAGGGGTAGTAACAACTGACCCCCAACTGGACAACTGTGGAAAGCGTTTATCTGATTGCAAGTATAGATTTGGAGCAACAAGTGTACTCAACTATGGAGCCTTCCCAGGAGCCGGATTATTTAGCTAGTTTTAAGAATCATGCACTCTCTAGTCCGACTAGAGAGTGTTGTGGTTTAGTTGTGGAGGTACATGGAGTACTAGTTTACAAACCATGCACTAATATAGCTACTAAAGACTACGACTTTACTATTAGCCCTTTAGAGTATGCATATATAGAGAGTTTAGGTGATATTAAGTTTGTATGTCATAGCCACTTAGATAACTCTGCTAAGCCATCAGATGTTGATAGAAAAGTATGCAACTATGGGACAGTTCCATGGTTAATATACTCAACTAAGTCTTCTGCTTTAGTAACTATGTATCCAGGAGAGGACGAAGTACCTATTATAGGTAGGCAGTATAAGTTTGGAGTACTAGATTGTTATGGTCTAGCGCAGGATGTTTATAAAGAACATCTTGGTATTACTATCGGTAGACCCCAAATTGAAGAGACTGAGTGGTTTAAGCATAAAACCAACTTACTAGAAGAACACGCTTTAGAATACGGCTTTACTAGAGTTTCAACATTAAACGAGTTCGACTTAATATTATTTAAGGCAGGGGACTCAAAAATACCAAATCACGTAGGTGTGAAGACAGATGGTAATACTTTTATACACCATTTAGCCCACAGACTATCAACAAAAGAAGTATACGGCGGATACTGGCAGAAGTGCACCGTAGGAATATATAGGCATAAGGACTTACTATGAGAGAAGTAGAACTACACGGAGAATTGGCAAAAAGATTTGTTAGCAAAGCTAGCTTCGATGTTAGTTCTGTTGCTGAAGCTTTCAGAGCCCTTTCTGCTAATTTCAAAAATTTTAAGCAGTATATTATTAATTATAAGCCTGGTTTTATGATTAAAGTAGGCGACTTATTTCTAACCCAAGAAGACCTAAGTACCCCAATAGGTAAAAAAGATACTATACATATTATCCCTTATGTAACTGGTTCTGGTAAACTAGGTACTATTATAGTAGGTGCTGCACTAATGTGGATTACAGCCGGAGCCGCGGCAGCAGCTGTAGCCGGACAGACTACTATTGGTGCTGTAGCAGGTTTCTCTGGTATTGGTGTATCAGTAGGAGTAGCTTCAGCCATTAGTCAATTAGGCGTAGGACTAGTTTTAGCAGGAGTATCATCTCTGCTATTCGCTCCACCTAAACAACAAGTAAGTACTCCAGTAGAGAATACTCCTAATACTTACTTTAATGGCGCTGTAAATACCGTTACTCAGGGATTGGCAGTACCGATCGGATACGGAAAATTAATAGTAGGCTCAGCAGTTATAAGCGCAGGAATTACACTAGATAGTGACTAAGGATACCCAATGAATAAAGAAGTGCTAATTACTGGTTCTAAAGGTGGAGAGCAGTCACACACTCCAGTTGAAACAGCTGATAACTTAAAATCTAGCGCATATGTAGAGTTTGTTGACCTAATCTGCGAGGGTGAGATTGAAGGTCTTGTTACTGGAGATGCTAAGTCCTTATACCTAAATGGTACTCCAGTACAAAACTCTGATGGTACATATAACTACCCAGACTATACGTTTACTTTCTTAAAAGGTACACAGTATCAGGATCCTATACTTGGTTTTGATACTGTAGAGTCTGGAGTTTCTGGGCCTGGTGAGGTAAAGTACTCCCTCCCTAAGAGTGTTACTTTTAGTAATGCAAATGCAGACGCTGTACGCATAATTGTAGCTATACCAGCACTTGTAAGTTACGCTGATAATGGTGATACTAATGGGTCAAGCTTAGTATATGAAGTACTACTAAGTGTTAATGGTGGTACGGCTACAAAGCTAATAGAAAAGACTGTAAGTGGTAAGACCACTTCTAGGTACCAATTAAGCCATAAGATTGATTTGAGCGCTTTTAGAACTAGTGAAAATGATAGCTTTACGCTAACTCTTAAGAAGACCTCAGTAGACTCTAGTAGCCTCAAAGTACAAAGTAGCTTATACTTTGACTCCTATACCCTTATATCTAACACGAAGCTACGGTACCCTAACTCAGTTATCTGTGCATCTAAGGTATCCTCTAGTCAGTTCTCAGTGGTACCTACACGTGGTTACTTCTTAAAGCTACTAAAAGTAAAGCTACCTACTGGGTATAACCCAGAGACTAGAAGCTACCCAACTATTTGGGATGGAACACTAGATAACTACGCATGGACGGACAATCCTGTTTGGTGCTTCTATGACTTAATCACTAATGACCGCTACGGTCTAGGTGAGTATCTAGATGCTTCTCTAATAGATAAGTGGGCCTTATATAGTATCGCGCAATACTGTGATGAATTAGTTCCTGATGGTTTTGGTGGTACTGAACCTAGATTTACCTTGAATGCGTACATACAGTCAAGAGAAGATGCTATTAAGTTAGTAACTGATTTAACCAGTACATTCAGAGCTATGGTATACTGGGGTGGTGGACTACTGACAGCAGTTCAAGATTCTAGTACTAGTACTCCTCTAATGCAATTTACTAATAGTAATGTAGTTGGGGGTACTTTTAACTACTCTGGAGCTTCAAAGAAAGTAGTACATACTGCTGCACTTGTAACTTGGAATGACCCATCAGATCAGTATAAGCAGAAGGTAGAGTACGTTGAAGATAGAGAGTCAATTGCTAGATACGGTTATAATCCTACAGATGTAGTAGCTTTCGGGTGTACCTCTAGAGCACAAGCACATAGAGTAGGAAAGTGGCTACTATATACCGAAAGAGTAGAGTCCAGTGTTGTAGTATTCAGTGCAGGCCTAGAAGCCTCCTACCTTACCCCAGGCTCTATAGTTAAGGTATTCGATGAATCAAGAGCAGGTGTAGAGTTTGGTGGTAGAATACTTTCTAGTGCTATTAGTACACTTAACGTAACAGCTGTACTTGACAGACCTGTAGCCTTAACGTCGGGAACTCAGTACTATATTCGTGGTACAGTAATTTCTGATGGCACATTAAGCACTATAACTCAAGCTATCCCTACTAGTCAAAACGGACCTTCAGTATCTACTTTAGTACTCGATAAGAATAGTAATACTATACTATTAGCACCAAATATGTCTTGGACTATTTATAGCGAAGGTACTATAGATGAAGAGCTTTATAGAGTCTTAAGTATTAGTGAGTCTGATAGTGTAGGTATTTATGAAATATCTGCAATCTACCATGACCCAAATAAGTTTGACTATATTGAGAATAACGTAGAATTAGAAGATAGAGTCTTCTCAACTATTAGTACTATACCTGGAGCAGTAGATTATACAAAAGTAACTAGTTCTAGTGGCACATTTACTGACTCTACCGGTTCAGTAAGAACTAACTTAAATGTTGGTTTTGAAAGGGTAGAGTACGCCGCTAGTTATACAGTGGAACTTAAAGAAAGTTCAGGTAACTGGGTAATTGTAGCAGATAAAACTACAAGTACTAATATTACTTTACAAGATATAGTACCTGATTCTAGCTACTCAGTTAGAATTACACCCTTCAATATTTTAGGAGAACCAGGTCCTGCGGTAACTAAGGAAACTATTGCTGTAAATAGTACCTCTTCTGAAGTATATGCTTATCAGGTTCAAAACTTTTCCGCTACTTTACGTGCAACTGATATACTACTATCGTGGGATAGCTTTACTTCCGTAGGGTTTACTACAACTTATACTATTAAGCTAGGTAGTTCCTTTGATACTGCTACCGAAATAGTATCTGGATTAACCACTAACTCTTTTACTGTTAATCCTAATACTCTAGGTGAGTATAAGTTCTGGATTGTTTATACCTTTAATATACTAGGTGATACATCCGCACCTATTAGTACTACTATCAACCTAGAGAAGCCTTTACCACCTATTGATTTAAATACTGATGGTAAGGCATATTCTATCAGACTATCCTGGGATTATCAACAACAAAAAGTAGACCTAGATACAGTACAGGTATGGAGTTCTAGTACTCCAGATAGAGCTAACTCAGTATTACTTGTAGAGCTACCTTTTGGTACTCGTGTATACACTGTAACTGACCTAGATGCCGCTGAAGTAGTATACTTCTGGCTAAAAGTAGTTGATACAAGAGGAAATAGTTCCGACTTTTACCCGCTAAGTGCTACTAATGGAATTAGAGGTCAAGCTAACCTAGAGGTTTCTACATTACTAGGTATACTAGCAGATTCCATTACCTCTAGTGAACTAGCAGGCTCATTAAGCTCCAGAATAGATTTAATTGACGCTAGTAGTAGTGTAGAAGGCTCAGTAGACTATAAAGTTCTTCAGGAAGCTAATAGAGCTAACGCAGTAAACTTATCAACAACTAGACTTCAGCTAGACTCGGATAAATCCCTAGCTGAGAGCATACTACTAAACACCTTAAATGAGGATGCTAATAGAGAGCTACTACAAGGTACTATAGCTAGAGCAAGCTCTACACTAAAAGAATTCACTATTGAAGGTATTAGTGCAGAAGCTACCGCTAGACAAGCCCTAGAAACTAGCTTAGTAAATAGTATAAGTGCTGTTGCCGCAGATATAGAAACTGAAGAAACTGCTAGAGTTAATGCAGTAAGTGCTGAAGCTACTGCTAGGCAAACATTAGCTACTCAGTTTAGGGGTTCGTATGAAGGTAATGATGCAAGTCAACTAACTTCTGGGTTACTATACCAAGAGTCGGTAACTCGCTCGAACGCAGATAACTCTCTTTCTCAACAGATAACACTGCTATCCGCCGGAGCAGGTGAGCAATTTGACTGGCAATCTATATGGTATTTTGATAGCTCCATAGAAGATTGGACAGGTAATGGTACCCCTACTATAGAGGTAAGTGGGTGGTTACGACCAGCCAATCAAACCTCTAATGCATACGTAATATCTCCTACTATAAATGTTAATGCTGCTAAATATGGACAAGTAAAATTACGAGTACGCGCAGTTGGTACTCCAACCTTCGCCGGATATCTATGGTGGAATACCTCTACAGAAACTACTTGGGATACTTCTAGAAGAATAGCCTTAGACGAGCCAGTATTAGATAGTAACGGAATTGGTCTAATTCCTACGACTATAAACTGGTTTGGTACTGTAACACAGATAAAAATAAGTTTATCTGATGCCCAAACGAGTTCCAATTACTATGAGTTAGACTGGGTAGCTATTGGTCGTCCCTCCCCAGGCGCATCTAGTGCACAACTACTAGAACTTGAAAGAGTAACAGTAGATACTAGTAATGCAACTTCTTTAGCTTCTAAGTTAAGTACCTTAGACGCCACTATCAATAATAGTGTTACTGGTTTAGTTGATACTGTTGCTAATATCAAGGATACATATACGGTTATAGCAGATATAGAAGAATCCTCCGCGTCCGCACAGAGAACTTTACTATCTTCTATTGGTAACCCGGTAAGAGTTATTTACTCAAGTACCCAACCTACTCCTCAAACTGTAGTAACTACTTTAGAGGACGGTAGTACTTTTAGCTCTAGTACTATTAATACTGGTGATATCTGGTTTGATACTTCTAATGCTAATACATCTTATATTTTTGATTGGCCTTATTGGGTATTAGCAACTAGTATAAATACTGCAAATAATACTGCATTTATTGATTCGTTAGAGGAAACCTTAACGAACCCAACAACAGCTACTACAACTCTATGGAAAACCGCAGTATCTGAAGTAGTTGATTTAAATACAGGACAATCAAAGCTAACCGCTAGTTTTTCAGAGATCGATAATACTATTGCTGATGAAACTAGAGCTCGTGTTAGTAGCATTAGAACCCTAGAAGCTTCTAGCAATAGTACTGATGAGATACTATTAAATAATATACTAAACCTTGAAGATGCTAGAAAAGCTCAAACTGCAGCAGTAGCCTTCGCTGTACAAGAGCTAAACACTAGAACTGAAGAAGGTTTACTAGCAGAGGCTACTAGTAGAGAACTATTATCAACTACGGTTACTGGAGAGCTAGCCTCCCTAAGTGGTAACATTGAAAGTGTTAGTGAGGCCTTGACAACTTTAGAAGATAGTTCTGTACTTAGACTTAGTACTATTGAAGCCAGATTTATAGGTTTTGGAACTACTGATACAGTAGCTTCTAAAATCTCCGATTATGCATACTCTAAAGTAGATGCGGATACTGCAATAGCTACAAGTACTAATGCGCTAGAAACAACTATCAATGGTCAGCTAGGTGTTATCAATAGTGGCCTATTAACTAAAGAAACGGCTAAGATAGGGTACTGTACTGGTGACAGTAGTATACTAGATAAAGTATCTTGCGAAGCTGCTGGAAGAGTATGGGTTGCACAGCCTTTAGCAACTGCAGTAAAGCAGCTAAGTATAACAGCAGCGAATGGACAAACAGCGTCTATTCAACAGCAGTTTGAAACTATCTACGGAGCTAGCGGACTTAATAGCCAGTATAGTGTAAAACTAGACAGTAATGGTTATGTAAGTGGATTTGGTCTATATAACTCTGGCAGCAGTTCAGAGTTTATAGTAGCTACGGATAAGTTTGCTGTAATACCTCCTACAGTTGTTGGTACCGAGCCAGTAATTAAGTATCATGGACAGTACTGGAAGTCTGGTAGCATATTTAAGCGTTGGAATGCTAACTTAACTACTCCTGCATGGGAAGTTGTAGACTACAAGTTACCTTTCGCGGTACTTACTACGCAGGAAACCATCAATGGGGAGCTCTTTGAACCTGGTGTATATATTGATGGTGCTAGCATTGCTAAGTCAAGTATCGGCAATGAGCAGGTAGATAACCTAGATGCTACTAAAATAGCTACTGGGTACTTAAGTGCTGATAGAATAGAGGCGGAATCTATTACAGTAGCTAAGATCGATACTAAGCTGCTGACTATTAAGGACGCTAATGGGACTGTTATTTTTGGAGTTAATGCTACAGTTCCAGCTACTAACTTACCAGATGAAAGTCTAAATAGCAACGTAAGTCTAAATTCACTAGGCTACCTAGGTGCACTAGATGCTACGAATGGTAGTAGCTTAGTAGTTTCTGATTTCTCGTCTGGTATGACTAATTGGACTACTGATAGAGATGGTAGCCCTAGCACAGTTGCTACTATTGAGGGAACTAAAGTAACAGATGATGCACTATTTGGAGTATGTGGGGAATTTAATTGGCTAAATACTTCTGGTGAGGATATTCTATCAAAACAGTTAGTAACTATTGTACCTAGTAGAGTATATAAAATTACTGCTACTTTTAAAGTAGTAAGCTTTTCATCTGCTAGTAGTGCTCCATTTGATATAATTATTGCTAGTAATGCGTCTGACTATACAATTATAGGTGCAGATGATGGACCTAACGTTACTGCTACTGCTATAGATACGGTATACTCTGCCAGTGCAACTATATGCACGGACTCTACTTCAGGAGCTGATAAGACCTTTCTACCAACTGCTAGGTACTTTAGAGCTGGATTAAGACTTGCTAGTAGCATAAGTGGTTCTATGGTAGTAAGGATTAAGTCTATACTAATTGAGGATGTAACAGACTCTTTTAGTGCCCAAAAGGCTTTAAGTAGTATTGCTAGTGATGCTGTACTATCTAAGTATGAAAAGCCAGATGTACTTAACGAGTGGAATGTTCTCACAGCCGAGCATGCACGTATTAATATACAGTCCGGAGCTTTTAGCTTAGTTGCTGAGAGTACAACATTTAATAGTATTCTGGAGTTACTGGGAAAATACTTAAACGGCGGAGTTGACTGGGACTATAGCGTATTCTTCCCTACTCTACCTAGCTGGTTACAAGATTTATCTACCGATCAACCAATAGTAGGTAGTGACTTTAGAAGTGCTTTTACTAACTACTACACAGCTAGGCAAAATATGCTGAATGCTATAGCAGCAAAAGCAGCAACTATGGCTACTTGGAGTGGAATACCTACAGGATCAGGTAAACCCGCTGATAATGCTACTAGAAATAAGGTCTTTAGACAGGCTACTGCTCCTACTGCTGATATGGCAGCAGGTGACTTCTGGATAAAAAATACTAGTCCATATAGTATTAGTGAATATAATGGTACTGCATGGGTACAGACAGGTGACTTAACTAGTCAGAATACCGCTGCAAGTATAGCTGACCAAGGAGCATTTGCTACACTAAGCCAAATTACTAAGGCTAATGCAAGTACTTATATAGCTAGTACAGCTATCGGTAGTGCCTTTATTGAAGACGCAGCTATTACAAATGCTAAAATTGGTAGTTTTATACAGTCAGATAATTACGTAGCTGGTACGTCTGGGTGGAGTATTAATAAAACTGGTGATACAGAATTTAGAGGCCCTTCAGGGCACCTAAAAATCGCGAGTACAGGCTCTAGTATTGAATTTAAGAAGGCTTCAGGTGCTACCAGCTTTAAGGTTGATACTTCTGGAAACGCAACATTTTCAGGAGATATTACAGGATCTACTGGAACCTTCTCTGGAAAGTTAGCAGCTGGCGTACTAGATGCTAGTGCTTTCGCAGGTCTAAGCTACACATACAACTCTAACCAATCTTTCACTATTCCAACTAAACCTAGTGACTGGTCTACTATGCATATGAGAGTTACTCTTATAGGTGGTGGTGGTGGTGGTGGTGGTGGTGGTTCTTGGACATTTGGAGGGGGCGGAGGTGGTGGAGGCGGAGGTGCCGGATACTCTAGCACTACAGTATACCAAACTATTAACACAGGAAGTGTATACTCTATAGTTGTAGGTGCACCCGGTGGTGGTGGTTCAGGTGTCACAGCACCGGAACCCTACAGCGGGGGGGGTAATGGACGCCTAGGGTACCCAGGTACTAGCGGAGGATCTACTATACTATATAATCCAGCAGGTCAGGTAAGCTTATCAGCGAGCGGCGGCGGCGGCGGCGGTGGTGGAGATATGATTCTAGGAGGTGTATTAGGTACCGGTAGTATAAACGGGCAACCAGGAAATAACGCAAGTGCAGCTGGTGGTTCCAACTTAGGAGGAGCCGGTGGTGGCTCAGGGTACGGAGCAGGGGGTAGAGGTGGAAATGGTGGTAAGCCTTCAGACTCAGGATCTTCAGGTACTTGGGGTGTAGCTATCATTGAGTTTTTTGACCCTAATTTCGTAGTAACTAATACTAGGTACCAAAATTTAATATCCTGGCTTAATAGTAGGGGTATAGGTACTGTACCTACAAATGCTATATAAAGGAGTAACAAAAATATGACAACATGGTACAGAACAGGTACTATAAGTATGAATACCAGTGCAACTACCGAGAGTTATCTCGGAATTAGTTATACTGGTAGGCAAATTGTAACCGCGGGGAGCACTGCTCCCTTGTGGTCTTCTTCTTTACTTAGTATTGGAGAAGGAATCCAGCTTCCTGATGGAAGAGTTTACGAAATTGCTGCCCTAAATCAGGCAACACAAAAAGTATATATTACTAGTGAGTATAGTTCTACTAGCTTTACTAATCAGGCTTACCAGATTCTACCTATGCAGGGGTATATTAAGTCCCTAGCTAACAGAGCGGCCGAACTAGTATCTAGTTATGGTACTGCTATAGACTCTGCTTTAGCAGGTAAGTTCTCAGATGGTACAGAATCCGCTCCTGGAATTAGTTATGTAGCAGATACCGATACTGGTATTAGGCGTGTTGCTAGTGGTACTCAGGCTATTGTTGCAAACGGAGTAGCCGTAGTAACAGTTGGTCCCGCAGGGTTAGAGGCAACTACTATAGATACTACTAATTTAGAAGTTACCAATATCAAAGCTAAAGATGGTACTTCTTCCATAACTGTGTCTGACTCTAGTGGTAACGTATCTATATCTAAGAATGTTACTTTGGGAGACGCTACTACAGATACTGTTACTGTTAAGGGTTATATGTCTATAGGAGGTAATCCTCTAGTCAGTTCAGGTTTATATATCTCCCCTAATGCTCTGAGCTCTAGTTCACAGTACGGACTAGTTAGTAGTATAGTTACTACCACCGGAGCTACTTCTCAAGCGGTTGGAGTCTACTCAGATGTAACTACACCTGCATCAGTATTTACAGTGGGTTCAATATACGCGTACTATGCTGGAAACGCTATTAAAGGTGCAGGATCTGTAATAACTAGTGCGCACGGATTATACATCGCAGACCAGACTCAGGGCACTAACAACTACGGCATTACCTCCGCAGTATCTTCAGGTACTAACAAGTGGAATATCTATGCTTCTGGTACAGCTACTAACTATTTTGCTGGTAGTGTAAGTATTGGCACTTCAACGCTTAACGCTTGGGCTTCTACATATAAATATATAACAGCATACTTCTCTGGTGGTTTATTTAGTAGTGCTTCCGGTGACGTTGGTATGGTATCTGGTGCATACAATAATGGAACTAATTGGATTTATACGTATACCCAGAGCCCTACTAAGTATGAGTTTGGCCCCAGTATAGGCCGACACGCTTTTTATACGGCATCTACGGGTACCGTTGGAAATACGGTTACCTTTACTGAGCGTCTTGGAATTAATCAAACAGAAGTAGTATTTAATGATACTAGTAGTGACTATGACTTCCGTGTAGAATCTGACACGAATACTCATGCTCTATTTATAGATGCATCTACTAGTAAAGTAGGTATTAATAACTCTACACCCTCTGAAGCATTATCTGTTATAGGTAGCGTAACTGCTAGCGTATCTATTACAGAAGCTGGTAAAGCTGTAGTATCACAAGCAGACGTAGGTACTGAACCTAACCAGGTACCTCTTAACCAGTACCTTGGCCAGATGGCCTACCGTGACAACGTAGAGCTACCAATCCTCCCAGGCGCTGGTATTACGTTGGGCACCGGCACGATCTGCAAGGGGGCGTACACGTCGGAGAGTATGCTTAAGCAGGTCCGAATCGTTGTTGACCTGACCGGCCTCAAGGGTGGGGGTACAGCCGGCGACCTGATCGGGAGTGACTCCACCACGATCAACTCCACGAAACAGCCTTGCTTCATAGGACAAGTACCACCAGGTATGGTTGTACTAGGCGGACGTATGACCTGTTTAGAAACACCAGCAGGTGGAGGTACTGACATAGACCTATACTCAGCTCTAGAAGGTACAGGGATTCATGATGGTGCAGTAGGTGACCTAACCGAAACACAACTTATCAACGCGGGTGTTCAAGCTATAGGGGCAGTAACTTATCTTGTAGCAGATCCTGCTACAGCTTCCTACCTGTATCTCGTAAGCCAAGGCACCAGCACCACCGCATATACAGCCGGCCGATTCCTGGTCGAGTTATTTGGAGTATAACTATGGCTATCAAAAACCTATTCCCTGAAATCAAACCGTCGCTGAATCTTGACTTTGCTAATACCAAACAGCTTGACCCACGTATTGAGTTCGCACGTGCTACTGCGGGAAATTACTACGATGGCAAGACCTTTGCGAAAGCTGAAGAGAACCTACTGTTATATTCGCAAGAGTTTGATAACATTTACTGGACAAAAGCAAATAGCTCTGTCACTACAAATACAGTAGTGGCACCGGACGGAGCAGCAACTGCTGATACAGTCCTTGAGACTGCTGTATCAAGTAGGCACGGCATTGAGAGACTGAACATTATTGTGCCTAGTGCTGATCATGTGTTGAGTGTTTACGTAAAAGCAGCCGGAAGGACTTTTGTTACCCTGGCGCTTAACCCCCAAGCCAGTACGTCTGTTTGGGGGGCGGCAATTTTTGATCTTTCTACAGGAATAGTTGCATCAACTAACGCCACATCTGGAATAGCCGCCTCTGCCTATATTGTTAACGCGGGGAATGGATGGTATCGCTGTATCTTAAATTGCAATTTGGGTACCACAACCAGTGCCTACGCGTTTGTAACTACCGCGACAGACGGCACCACGTACAGCGTAGATTTTCGTGGTACTCAGGTTTTGGTCGGTGACATTACAAAAGGAATTTACGCATGGGGCGCCCAACTTGAGCAACGTGCCAGCGTCACCGCCTACACCCCAACCACAACGCAGCCCATCACCAATTACAGCCCGGTGATGATGACTGCACCGGCCGGTGTGGCACGGTTTGATAACAATCCGGTTACTGGCGAGAGCCTGGGGCTGCTTATCGAGGAGCAGCGGGTTAATCTGCTGACGTATTCGGAGCAGTTCGATAATGTGGCGTGGACCGCTACCAATTGTTCGGTTGCCGCAAATGCAATCGTAGCCCCTGACGGGGCGCTTACAGCCGATAAAGTGAAAGCATCGGCTGGAACAAATCAGAAAAGCATTAACAGAAACGGATCACAGGTAACTGCCACTATCGGAACCACGTATACATACAGTGTTTATCTGAAAGCGGCAGAGCAAACGAGCGTGGTGCTTTACTTTCAAAATGCGGCATCTTCGGGGTATGTGACATTTAACCTAAGTGCCGGCACTGCTAGTGCAGGTGGCAGCATCACCTCGGTTGGTAATGGTTGGTACAGGTGCTCAATATCAGGGGTTGCAACAACTGCAAGCGTTTACCCCCTGATGTACTTCTCGCTCGCCAGTATTACAGGCGACGGCTACTCAGGCTTTTATACATGGGGCGCTCAACTCGAAGCCGGAGCATTCGCCACCAGCTACATCAAAACCGAAGCAAGCCAGGTAACTAGGAGTGCCGATGACGCCAAGATGACCGGGACTAACTTCAGTAGTTGGTATAGTCAGGATGCCGGTACTTTCTTTGCAAATGTAAATGGGTCTTCGCTAGGCAATAGGTTTGTCTATTCGGTAGACAACGGTACCAGCACATCCGGCAACAACTATATGCACAGTGCTTTTGAGACAAACAAACACTTTAACGTGGTGAGTTCTGGTAACACGGTTGCACAGCTTGACGCTGGAACCTGCACGGCAAATGCCTTCGCAAAGTTTGCTTGTGCCTACACGGTAAATGACTTTGCGGCATCGCTAAATGGTGGCTCTATGGCATCTGATCCATCCGGGAATTTGCCTATTGGACTATCCAGGCTACTAATCGGAAACGCTTATGATTACGCGCCACAAAACAACATAAATGGCACAATCAAGCGTCTGGCCTACTACCCTGCACGTCTCACAAACGCACAATTGCAAGCATTAACGGAGTAACTATGGAAAACGAAATTATTGAACAATCAACCTGGCCAAAATATTCAGGAAGTACAGTTACGCTAGACGTAATAGGTGCAATGTACTCCGAGGAGGCACAGCTACCTGGATATTACGTAAACGCTACAGCTCCAGTACCTGAGTGGGAACATCTTAAGGTCACCCCAAACAGCCCCACCCGCGTCTTCTGGGGTTGTGACACCCACTTCTACGTATTCGGGGACGAAGCCGAGTTTCTTAGTTCTCCAGCAGAGCTATGATATTATACTGGGATTTTCTCATACCTAAGAAATATGATGCTATTACTATAGGACCCCAAATTGTAATGCGTAAAGCTAGTAAAGGTGATATTGGGTTACTAGAGCATGAAAAGGTACACGTAAAGCAGTTCTGGAAGTTTCTACTACTACACCCTATTCTATATTACTTTAGTAAGAAGTATAGGTGTAACGCTGAGGTAGAGGCTTTTAAGAAGCAGTTAGAGTACTCTCCTAATAGTAAAGACTTATATGCCTACTACCTTAGTACTAATTATGGGTTAGATATTACAGTAGAGGAGGCTAAGTTACTCCTATGAAATTTACTGAACTTATTAAAGACGCACCAGATGCTAAACTATCTAGCTCTAGACTCTGGTTTAATATAGCAAATACTGCCGCTACGGCAGTATTTCTATATGCTTCATTTAAAGCTTCTCAACATATACCTATTAACCTAGACGGATTAACCTGGTATACTCTAGCCTATATGGGTGTGGTTACTAGTAATAAATTCGCTAACAAGTTTGTGGAGAAAAGATATGGTAGTAATACAGAACAGAAGACGCCTGGATAAAGAGCTAATACCTCTTAAGTTGGCACTAGGATTAACTTCTGTAATTACCGCATTCAGTTTACTAATGCCAGGTAACGGACTGGACTGTGAGGCTTTTGTACTACTAAGAGAAGTCGCTAATGAACAAATAGTTATGCTATACTTTATGGTACTTGGCTTAGCAACAATGCTGGGGTTGTATAAGAGTAATAAGATTTTTGATACCATTCTCAATACAGCTAATATTATTACTTGGACATTTGTATCTATTGGTGTATACGTTAGTATGTTTCCATTCATTCCAGCTATTAACTCAGCATATACTATGTTATCACTAATGTCTATATGGGTGTATACAAGAAGTAATATAAGGTACTAGGTATGGTTATAGATAGTTTAGACCCTGTTATGTGGACCGGTATGGCCACTATGCTAGTTGTTGCTCTATCCCATGCTCTACGCAATCTATGGAAGAAAACTCTACAGGATAGCATAGAGATTGATGATAGTAAGAAACATAGCGACCTAATTAAAACCCTCCTAGAGGAAAGAGCAACACATAATAACGACCTGCTTACTTGTTATGATAAGTACAATAAGCTAGTATCTGAGTATGGCGAGATACTTTCTAGTACTAAAGAAGCTAGAAGAGAAATTGAGGCTCTAAGACTCGAAGTAAGAGACTTAAAGCTAGAGATAGAAATTCAACAGCATTCATATACAAAGCAAGTATCTGAACTATCTTTAAAGCTAGACGATGCTATTAAGGAGAAGTTAGAGTTATACGCTGAGAATATTCGGCTAAAGGAGCAGTTAAGTAATGCTAGCAAATAAGTATTTAATTTATATTGGAACAGCTATAGTTGTAGCTGCTTTAGCGCTAGGGTACTATAAGGGCTACTCTGATAAAGCAGATGAGGTACAGTTAAAAGCTTACCAAGACTTTGTAGCTGTTTCAGAGAAGCTAGATAAAGTATATAACTTCTCAGTAGGTAAAGCAGAAGAAACTAGACTTTACGTTTCTACAACTGAGGGTAAACTTAATAGTATTATTAAAGGTCTGAATAAGCCTCTCACTAGTGTACCTTGTGTGCCTAGTGAGGACTTTTCTAGTAAATGGAACGAGTTAAATAATGCAGCTATTATCAGTAATTAGTTTATGTGTTCTGCTAGGTGGTTGCTGCGCTCCAATGCCTAAGCCTCCTAAGTTTGATAGTTATTTAACTACTGAGTGTGCTACTCTGCAGGATACTAGTGGATTTAAATCGTTTGAGGCAGTACTGGAACAGAAAGCTAAAGATGTACTAGTACTAGCAGAGTGTGCTAAAAAACAAAAGAGCTTAGCAGAAGCTGTTAAGCGATATGAGGTAGAGTTCAATGCAACTAAGTAAGAATTTTAGCTTAAAAGAGCTAACTAGAAGTGATGTAGCTACTAGGAAAGGACTTACCAATATTCCTAATTCTAGCGCTACTATTAACCTAGAGGTACTAGCCATTTCTGTTCTACAACCAATACGTGATAAGTTTGGCTCAGTTAAAGTACTAAGTGGTTATAGAAGTCCTGAAGTAAACAGAGAAGTAGGAGGTTCTAAGACTTCCGACCACATGGAAGGTTCCGCTGCTGATATTGAAGTTCCTGGTGTTTCTAACTATGAAGTAGCTAAATGGATCAGAGATAATCTAGACTTTCGCCAGCTAATTCTAGAGTTCTACACTCCTGGAGACCCTAACTCAGGTTGGGTACACGTTTCACACGGTACTAAGAAGCAGGTACTAACGGCAGTAAAAGAGAAAGGTGCTACAGTCTATAAAGTTGGACTAGTAGCATAAAAGAAAAGCCCCTAACGGATTCCTCTGTTAGGGGCTTTTTCAATTTGGTTCGGTTTTCAATTTGGTTCGGTTTTCAATTTGGTTCGGTTTTAAATTTGGTTCGGTTTTCAACTTAGCACCTGGTACGTGCTAAGTACTACGTATGCGAAAACGTCCTGGTATACTTAAATTAGCACTTCCGAAAGCTTATAGTCACATTTCCATCTATCTCTTTTTGTAGCACACTATACTCTGGCACTAACTTACCTGGGTCTAGTAACTCAAAGAAGGGTGAAATGGCTACGTACTCTATCATGTCACTATAGTATATAGTTTCACCTCTAACTATAATACACATACCCATAATAGTCATAGCCACGTCTGGGTTACTCTCCACAAAGGCTCTAGATAGTGCAAATTTTCCAACTCTTTTAGTAATATCACTCATTATTATTCCTTAGTAAATAAATTCTCTATGCTTTAGAGTTAT